CCAACAATTTTATGAACCTCTGTTCCGTTACAATCTATTTCTGTAAACGAACCTTTCTTATGGAATAAATGTATTCTCTCGTTTTGTGGGGTGTCATCAAATTCTTGTAAATGTCCAGACTCCGATTGATAAACGTGATTGAATGGATAGATCGCATTATATGGTGATTCTGGTTGATTCCACGTTGCATTAGAAATAGCAACTGGAACTTTCAACTCTCGTGTTGAATCTTTTAAACCAACAGCAGTTTTGTCAACAAACTCGCTACGTGTTAATCTATTTGTATCTGGTTCGTTTAAGAATTCTTTTAATGGATACTTTAAGTTTGGATCTTTGAAACCAAACACAACACCAGCATCAGTCTTAACACCAGTACTAATTGTTCCATCAGGATTTGTGTCACCAAGTGGAACAGTAGATGCTTCTGCTCCAGGTGGAACGTTTTGTGGTAATGTTTCAGGTTTATCGCCCTCAAGAGAAGCATAACCAAGTTGATAAAGATCAGTTGATGTGTTGCCGTAACCATCTTGAGAGTCGCTATTTTTAACTAACGATTGAACTCTTCTAACACCCTCTGGGTGTGCCACGGAAAGATAACCAAGTATTTCTTTTGGATTTGTATTATCTTTAATTATACCTAGTCTCTTAAGTTCAACATAGTTAAAACGTGTATAATCGTCCATAACTGTTTCTTGAGCATCAGCAGCTGCAAGAAAACTCGTTGCTGACACCAGTCCAAGTTTTCCAGACCAGATGGTATCATCTGCTAATTTAAAATTTGATGGAAACACACGTTCGCTAGAAGCACTAAGAACATATGATACATAACCAGTAACAGCAAGAGAATATCCTGTTAGTTGATATTTTCCTAGGCGACCATAAGCATTTACCACACCATAGTTTTGATCACCAACAGTACCTTCAATAGTAAAGTTTGATGAACCTCCTGGCTCAGATGCGCTTTCTAATCTGGCAATAGCAATCTTATATTTTTCAATATCATCTTTTGTCAACGCACCAATAAATTCATTTGCCGTTGGTGTTGTTGCTGCATTTGTTACTACTGTACCACCAGAACCACTTTGAACTGGACTAGAATCTCCAGCATATACAGGGTTTCCATCTTTATCAACAACAGGAACACCCTGTAATGTTCTTAATTCTGTTCCTGTTTCTGTGTTAATTAAAACAGTGTCATCATCACGCAAATAATTTGTGTTTATTTCTTTGTTCTGCGGAATACCACCAATCGTTCCAAGAATAACAGGTTGTTGTTTCTCTTCATCTCTAAAAAATAATATTACCCATGTCCCTTCTACTGGACCAACTGGGCTGTGGCCAATACCATTCATAGCAGCAGATGTTACTGGTTGTAATGGGTAAGCCCAAGGTAATGAATCAGTTGGGAGAATCTTCTTATCTTCTGTATGTAATCCGACTATTCTAACTTGGCATCTACCAAGTTTTAAAGGATCTAATCTGTTTTCAACAACACCACTATAAAATATCATTTCGTACCTTCTTTTGTTAGATCAATTATAAGCGAATCTTTAACTATTGTCAAATACATATTGTGCTTTTCTCTGTTGAGATTGTGACATAAAGAAGTAATCAAGTATCTTCCTGAGAAAGTTTTATCAATAATGTCTTCTTCCGTGTCGGTTGTTTTATATGGGGTATTTCTATAGATATAAACATCTACGATGTCACCAACACATACATTACTCTTTCCAGGAACAGTAATTTCCATCTGGAAAGAATGTATCTCTGCCATCTGCATGACGTTTCTTAAATGCCAACTCTTCATGTCGTCAGAACGAAAGTTGTTAAAATTTTCAAGTGCTCTATTCTTAACATCAATAAATGCTGCAGTTTTCGAAGGAAGACCTGCTGTTGATGGTGGGAATGCATTCAAGTGATTGTGTAGTTTAAATTCGTTTTCGTATTCTTTTGTCTGGACATTATATGTCTTAGTAACAATCTCATGAGTAATTAATTTGGATTTATACATACCATTTTGAATTCTTTCCATATAATCAAAAGCAGATTTTATGTTATATGCATCAATTCTAGAAAGTTCATCAGTCACGTCTCTTTGCGAACTACCACCAGTACCAGATGGATCTCTTGTATTATTATCATAAATGTAATTTGAAACAGGATCTTGTTCAAGTAATTTGTCAATAGATGTATAGTTAAATCCTCTTGCGTTTTCAAAAAACACAAAGTTCGCTGCATCGTTTGTTTTTGATATCGATCTCTTAGCCAAATAGTTTATATTTGTTAGAGGAGACCAGTAATTAGAAACATATGTTATTGTGTTTTTTGTATCTTCTGATGTAATTTGTTTTTCAGATAAAAGATCGTTCTTGATAAATCTCTTCACAAGTTCACTAATCTGTCCACTGTATCCTTTACTCAATTTACTGTTCAAGTCTCTAACACCCTCGAATGAAATAAAATGTAAAGTATACTGGACAGATCTTTCGGCTGAGTATTTTCTATCAGTCATTTTATAGATATAAAATGCTTGCTCTACAAGAGCAGCTTTATCTGACATTGATGGTGTCTTAAAAGTAAGAAGTAATTTTTCTTCGCCAATAAATGGCATTAGATTTACTAAATCCTGAGCATCATTTAATGTGATGTTGCCAGACAATGTTGGGGAAAACATATCTTCGTATACATTAATATCGAGAACGAAGTTGTAAACATCTACGATCAACCCTCTGGCTGATCCAATCTTCACATCTATGAGTTCAAAATCGCCAGCAAATTTTATATTCTGATCGATCACTTCATAATCTCTCTAAATTGCCTAAACACTTCACCAACAACTTCTGGTGGTACTACTTTTACTCTTCTTTTGGATTCATTTACGTTTGATTCATGTTCGTAATTTGTTACTGGTGTAGCATCAGCAATTCCAGCTGGATTCACGTAATCAGAATTTACCCACAAACCATCAGCAGTTTCATAATGATGAGTGTTATTGATGTTAGCGATTCCATACTTATCATTAATGTAAACTTCTAGAGCACCTTGTTGCAATGGGAAGTCATAAATGTAATCGTATCTCTCATTGACAAGCATGATTATCCAATGTAAAAATGGTGTTCCGTAAAACTTCTCTGAAATTATTTCTGGCGTCTCACCATCACGAATATCGTAATCATTATAGTAAACAATTTTAGAAAGTAATTCAGTTTTTAAACGAACATTGGTAACGATATCAGATACCAATATCTCTTTAGCGACTTGCCCAAACTCTGAGAAGTCATAAACTATTAGTGGGAAATTTTTAAAGTATGACATATTAGAATGATGGTAAGGTTGGGTCGGTGTAATCTTTGTCTGTGAAACGTTCTTTTGTCAATGTTTCTAGTTCTAAGAATTGCATCTGAACATTTATTTGAGATGGGAAGCCATCTTTGAATGTAGTAAACTGTCCATTTGGTGAGTAGTTTACATTCATATCCGTTAAAACGCAAGTAGAAATTCTATTTAAATGGGGATGCTCTTTGTCTCCGAAATAGTAAACAATATCAAACTCTGAAGGAAACAAGTAAAGCATTTTGTTAATAGAGTCTTGAAACTCTGGGTGCATATGATACTTAAACAGATTTATAATTCTTTTAATATTTGACGCTTCTTCTGGAGATCTTGGAGCAAACTGATAATTAAAAGAAAATCTACGAAACTCCATAGATTTAAATAATTGTTCTTTTCTTGGATTTGGTGCTGCTTTGTATAGTGATGATAACAGCCCTCTTGCTGGATTTATCTCTAAACCTTTCACAACTGCTGCTTTCGCACCAGTATTTACTGCACCTGCGCCACCTGTGGCAACTTCACCTGCTGCTCCAAAAATAGCACCAAGTTCTTCTTCACCATAAGAAGCTCTATATCCAACCTGAACCTCTTGTGGGACATGCAGCGCAATAGCTGACTTCAATCTTTTGATTTTGTTTGTTGGTTTTAATCCAGTTGCTGTCTCGAGCACTTTACCATAACCAACCTGAGCACCAGCCAAAGCACCACCCTGTACTGCTCTAGCACCAGCTGTGCCAAGTGTTCCTTTCAGGAATGTAGCAGTTCCACCCTTTGTTCCGATAGAACCTGAGTGTCTACCACCACCTTCAAGTGCACCAGCAACTGCGCCTGCTGCTGCGCCACCTGTTGCTGCCGTTCCAGCAGCAGCACCGATAGATGCTTGTTTACCTTGAATCGTATTTTGTTCTGTTTTATCAACGTCTCCAACAACCTCTGCTTTCGCTTCTGTAAATACACGTGATTGGTCTGAAACATTAATATAAAAAACTACATAGTTAAGATACTTCTCATTGTAATAGTTATTTCCAGCAACCTTTGCTGCTGATGAATTAGCGTTGGAGAAAAGATCCATTGGATAATATAGATTTTCTACATTATATTTGTTGGGTTGGAACGTTTTTTCTCTACTGACCGTAGCAGTTGTTGGTGTATCAACTGCTTTTCCAGTGTTTGTTGATTGTTTTGACTGGTTTGTCATGCTGTTCCTAAATAGAAAGGTTGTTATTTATTATATTTATTCATGTTTCATCAAGGCAAATTTAGACCAAAAAATCCAAAAAAGTATATTGGAGACCCAACTAACATCATATTCAGAAGTAGTTGGGAGCTCAAGTTCATGTCTTGGGCTGATCAAAAAGAAAGTATTGTTAAATGGAGGTCAGAGGAAACGATCATACCCTATCGTTCACCGATTGATAACAAAATACATAGATACTTTGTAGACTTTCAAATACAAGTTAGAGATAAGTCTGGTTCTCTACAAACATATTTAATAGAAATAAAACCAGAGAAACAAACAAAACCCCCTGCAAAACAACAAAAAGTTACAAAAAAATATTTACAAGAAGTTTTGGAATGGGGTAAAAACGAAGCCAAGTGGAAAGCAGCAGAAGAATATGCTAATGATAGAAAATGGAAATTTATAATTTTGACTGAAAACGAACTTGGCATAAAGCCATCTTGGTATAACAATAAATAGTAAACTATGGCAAAAACACTTGAACAAATATTCAATGACTCTGCTTACGACATTACAGCAACAAAAAAGTCGCAGCAGTGGTTCACATCACAGGTAAAGAAACTGGCTAATGTAACAACTCCCCAGAATCTGGTCAACAGTGGAACTCTAACAAATACGTTAGTTCCAGGCAGTATGTATCTGTTTTTCTATGATCCAAAAACAAAAGACACTTTACCATATTTTGATAGATTTCCTCTTGTTTTACCATACGAAAAAACACCAGATGGGTTTATGGGTTTAAATTTCCATTACCTACCACCAATCTTAAGAGTTAGACTTTTAGATAGACTTATGATGTTTAAGACATCTAAAGAGTTGACTGAAAGAACAAGAATAAAATTCACATATGCTGTTTTGAACAATGCATCTAAATTTGCTCTGGCAAAACCATGTATAAAAAGATACATAACTTCCCATGTAAGAAGCAAGTTTTCTTTAATTTCTTCAGAGGAATGGGTAACAGCAATGTTACTACCAGTAGAAAGATTCGTTGGTGCTACAAAAGAACAAGTCTGGAGAGATTCAAAAAGGAACGCAATCTAAATGGCTACATTAAACGAATTCATATCAAGAATAAAAGGCGATGGTCTTGCCAGAGAATACAGATTTGAGGTATTAATAACACCACCACTTTCTGTTTCTTCTAAAATAGGCACTACAGAAAAACTTGTGTTTTACTGTCAGTCAGCAACAATGCCAGGAATTAACTTCTTATCAAACCCTGTGTTAACATTTGGTGAATCTAGAGAAGTAATTTACAACAGAACATTTGAGCCAGTAGAATTAGAGTTCTTAGTCAACTCTCAAATGGAAGCAAAAACATATTTCGATCAATGGTCTAACGTAATCATTGACCCAGTAACAAGATTGTCTGGTTACTATAACGATTACGTAGGAACAATCGATATCTCACAGTTACTTTATCAAGTAGGTGGGAAAGAAACGAGATATACTGTAAGGTTATATGAGGCATTCCCGAAGGCAATACAAGCAATACAATATAGTGCCAGTTCTAAAGAACTGACTAAATTAAGAGTTTCAATACAATACAAGTATTGGGACGTAGTAGAAAGACCAACTGTTGTTAGACAAACTACGTTGGATGTTCCAAACAGTCAATCAACAGATTCACCAATCTAATAGGAGATTAAGATGCGCATCGTAGCACAATATAAAGAAGATACCAAACAAATTTTTCAAATTAGTGTTTGGCCAGAAATTCCAGATTCAGCAAAGAATTTTCTTGATATAACTGATCGTGAAGGTTCAACTGGTAACGTATCAAGTTTACTTGGGAAATATGTTATTAATGATCAAATTACAGATTCAGTAACACAGTCTGCTCCTGTTGTAGAAGCAGAACCAGTTGAAGAAACACCTGCTGAAGAACAATCTGATGAGTAATAACCTCGAAGACTGGATGAATCGTAAATGGCGACCAGCCATGGGTTGGATGTACATGACTGTGTGTATAACCGACTTTATTATTTATCCAGTTCTTTGGGCGATTTTTCAAAGTATAAATGGTGTTAGTCCTATTAAACCATGGGAACCATTAACTCTACAAGGTGCTGGTTTGTTTCATATGGCTATGGGTGCTGTTCTTGGTATTGCAGCTTGGTCTCGTGGCCAAGAAAAAATTATTGCTATGACTGAAGCGAAACAAGTACCAGAAATTAAAGGAGTTCCAACAATTGAAAATAGATGATAAATTGAGTGAGGTATTTGATATAGAAGAAGCTGAGCCAAAGAAACAAATCGTTGCTCAAGTTTTACCAGCATCGACAGGCGATAAACTCGAAGATGACTTCGAGGCAGCAAGAAATAATCTTCATCTTCTTTTACTAGATGGACAGCAAGCATTACAGTCTGCGTTAGATGTAGCGCAGCAAAGCGAGCATCCAAGAGCATTCGAAGTTGTTGGTAATTTAATTAAGCAGTTGGCTGATATAAACCAACAACTGTTAGATTTACATCAACAGAAACAAAAACTTGATGAGCCGAAAGGCGAAGCGAAAAAACAAGTTACAAATAACAACGCTATCTTTGTGGGTAGCACAACTGATTTGAATAAACTAATTCAGAATATGGCTAAAGGAGAATAATATGGGGTTGCCAAAATATAGTTACCCAACGTACACCTTGACTGTTCCATCAAATGGAAAGTCATTAAAGTATAGACCATTTCTTGTAAAAGATGAGAAGAATCTTTTATTGTCACAACAGAGCGAAGAACTTATGTCAATGTACGAAACATTGAAAAGTGTAATAGCAAGTTGTATAGTTGATGACACGAAAATTGAAAGTCTAGCAGTGTTTGACTTAGAGTATATCTTTACACAATTAAGATGTAAATCTATTGGCGAACAAGTAGAATTAATATTCACTTGTCAAAACGAAGAATGTAAGAAAAAAGAACCACATACTTTTGCTATTGAAGCCAAAGTAGAAAAAGTAAAAGATCATACTAACAAAATTCATTTATTTGACAACGTTGGTATATTTATGAAGTATCCTGGAAGCGAACAGATGATGAAACTAACAAAGTCTGATATGTCTAATCCAGATGACATTATTGAGTTGATTGTTTCTTGTATAGATTATATCTACGATGACGAAGCAATCTACCACGCAAAAGAACAAAGTAAAAAAGAGTTGGTTAAGTTTGTTGAAGAATTACCTAGAAGCGCAGCAGATAAATTACGTGACTTCTTCGCAACGATACCAAAACTAAAGCAGACTGTTATGTATAAATGTAAGCACTGCGAAACAGAAAGTGCATACGACATAGAAGGAATAGAAAATTTTTTTTGATTTGCCTTAGTAATGACAATTTGAAAAATTATTATGAAGTAAATTTTGCCTTAATGCAGCACCATAAATATTCTGTTGAGGACCTAGAGAATATGATACCCTTTGAAAGAGAAGTGTACGTAGGAATGCTTATGAATTTTCTAGAAGAAGAAAAATTAAGAATACAAGAAAGAACTAGCAAATGATAGACATCTCTGGAAGACAGTCACAGGAAACTAAACTAATTGATACTCTTGACAATTTAAAAGAGGCAATTACAGCCACATATCAAAGAAAAGTCCATGAGAGAGTTCAGGGTGGTGTGGCTGGTGCTGGTATGATGGGTTCTTCATTTTTCGATACGTTAGGACTAAGCGGAATCGCAAAAAATTACAAAGAAAAGGCTGAGATAAAAGAAAAAGATCGTGTTGAAAAAGAGTCTTTCGTGCAAGATTTCCAAGATAATAGCGAAGCTGGTAAGGTATTATCAACATCTACAGCAAGAGCAGTTGCTGAAGAGATGTTCAAACAGAAGAAACAAACCGATTCTACTACAACAGAAGATGAAATTGAAGCGAACGAAACTAGAGAAAAGCAATTAGAAGTTCAACAAAAAACAAGTTCAGATATCACTGACCTCTATGTCATCACAGACGACCACTTTAAGAAAACAGACAAATACCAGAAAGATTCAATAAAATTATTAGAAGCAATTGCTGAAAGTGGTGGTGGAGGTGGTGGCAGTTTATTAGAATCTGCTGCTGATATGGCTGGCGATCTTCTTGGTAGAAGGAAAGGTGGCGCAGCTGGTAAAGTAGGTAAAGTTGGTAGACTTGCAGGAATGGCTGGCAAACTTGGTTCAGTCGCAAAAGTTGGTGGTGGTTTATTAGCTGTTGGTACTGCTGCTTATGACGCATACGGCGATTATA